GCTTATTTCATTTTTATTTTGGTTAGAGTTAAATGATATGTCAAATATCTTAGAAATAAATTAGAATCCAAAATATTTCACAATAATTTTTGAATTAATTTTTTATCTGTAGCCTCCTTTACTAGATCCGCTACTAGCTTGAACTTGATTTCTAGATCTTCAGCGATTTCTTTTTTTGAGTAACCCCAGCAAGACAGGGTTATTACCCGGTTGACTAGTTCCCTTGGCATCTCGTTTACTAGGTTGCCTCTCGGGTTATTGCATTGAACTTCTAACACCCCGTATAGGATGTAGTTTACAGTAGTTATCCTGATCCCCATAATCTCCGCTATCTGGTGCTTCGTGTTCCCTTGGGTGTATAGTTCCCGCACCAAAGGAACTAGGCTTTCGTGCTTGCAAGCTGCCATATTCTTTCAAAGGTTTCGTTAAAAGGTAGCTTTTCAGTTTGGCAAGTAGACCTAACCCCCTTGGGGGCTAAGTCTCCAGGTCGCTGTATAAATTTTCCTAGGTATAGATATGGTTTCATTTGATTCCGTATTTAGATAAATTCATGCCAAAAGTTAGGTTGTGTTTATTCAAAAGCGTTTCAAATTCTAATTGAGACTTCCTTCCACAATTCCTTAATTTAATAAGATCATCCCTTTTTACAGATGCTAATTCTCCTAGTGTTTTTATCTCTGCATTCCAGCAAACTCTATAAGCACGAATAGATAAATCACAATCTGATATAGCTTTATTTAATAAATCTTCATATTGAGTATAATGGTTTTGCTTTTCAATATTACTTTCAATAATCAATAAAACCTTTTTTGCTATTTTTTCAATTAGGCTATCAATATCGATAGCAGTAAAAACTACATTTTCCATTTCTTGATTTTTCATTTTATTTGTAGGTTAAAGTTTTCAATAATTCTAGCACCGAATACAGTCTCTCCTTTTTTGATCGCTTCTTTGATCGCCATCTTATCCGCAGTCACTACGGTCTTAACATTCTGGAATGAACTTGGCAGGGCTTCCACCACATCTACCTCCACCGCCTCGGATCTTCTTAAAGAGATCTTAAACAGGGGTGATTCTATCTTCTCTATTCCGCTAACTAGCATGGCTTTCTTGAGGCTTTCGGTTAACCATGTGACCTTCTTATCCCTGCTTTCTTTCATGGCCTTGAGTCGCTTAATTTCAGCGTCTATCTGTTCTGCTTCCCCTTGGTAGTTGCTGATTACCTTTGCATAGTTAATGCCTTTGATCTGTAGCTGTTCTTGATTAATTAGAAGTTCAGCTTCTAGTTCAGGTGTGAGTTCTTCAGTTTCAAGAAGCTCAGCTAAGTACTGCGCCTCCTGTGTGATTTCGTATAGGTTCATAGTAGTCCGTCTAGGGTGTCTGTTTGATCTTTGGTTAAAGTGTATTTTTTTAGTGCCTCTTTGGCTGTCTTCTGCTGCTCTGGTGTTCCGTTCAAGTATTGAACTATGCCTGCGAACTGCTGCTCCGTAGGTGGTACCTTGCTAGGTGCTGGTGCCTGCCTTACCGGGCGCATGGCTGCTTCTGCATCATCATCTGAAATTTGTAAATTCATAACTGAAGATATAGCATACCTTCGGGCATAAGAAATAGCAGAAGCTTGAGCCTGTGGATCATTGTTTCTAACCATCTGAAGGGTGTAGGTAGCTGAAATAAATTCACCGCTATCTGAGTGAATCAGCATGGTTGTGAGTCCGTCTCCATTTGGAAACTGCGATATCACAAGCCCTGCTTTTTCCATTGGTTCTGCAATCTCTTGTAAGATGTGCGGAAGGCTTGCGTAGTTACTTTTGAAGAACGGGTTCTTTGCGTCCTTAGAGATGCGCCCTACCATAGCGTGAAACTTGGCTAGGCCTTGAGTTAGGTTCTGGATACTCGGTGATCTTTCCATTTGTTTATTTGGTTTTGGTTAATAGTTTCTTTCAATTTCTAGTTCTAGTTCCATCAGCATAGATCTAGTAGGTACTACCTCAAAGCCGTGTTCATAGGATGATAGGCTTCTAGTGTGATCTATGGTGATCTCCATCTCCCCGTAGGCAGGGGCAAATTCGCTTTCATCTTCACCGGTGTGTTCAATGGTGTAGTCACCAATCCATAGATAGTCTTGACCTTCGTAGGTGAAGGTGATTTCTTGATCGTAGAAGTTTTCTGTTTCGTAGTTCATTTTTTTTAGGGTTTAAAGTAAAGCCCCGAAGGGCATTTGGTTACTTGACTTGCATTAAAGCTGCTTTCATTTCGATTGACTTGTAATTGTCAATCACTTGGTTCAAGGTTGCAAAGTATCTACCCCCTGATCTGTTTCCATTTTCTAGCCTTACAAAGAAATTGTTGTACCGGCCTTCGCTGATTGTGATTTGGTAAACCTTGCTTTTTACTTGGATTCTTACTGATCTGTAAGTGGTGTCGGCTACTGAAGGGTTGAAAAGTTCTGTTCCGCCGTTGATTGTGTGAAGTGTCATGGTGTGTTTTGGTTAGATGTGCTTGTTTGATAAGTCAAATATCTAACTTTTAAATTAAATAAAAAAGAGTTTTGAAAAATATTTTCAACAAAAAGTAAGATTTTTTTCAAAGCTGATTTTTAAACCCTATAACTTGCAAGAAAAAACGATGGAAGAATCAGAGATCTTGAATCCTTTTGGATATGGCAAAGCCTCCAGAGTCATAGATGAAAACCGAAAGCCTACGGAATGGTGGATAGATTATATTTCTATCAATCAAGTAACGGCAGAAAATGAGTTCTACGTTTTGTTTGAAGATGGCTGCCTAGTCAAGAAGGGAAAGTCAAAGTTCCAAAGCAGTCAATACTTGAAAGGGGATAGGTTCAGATCCTTCAGGGATTTCCATGAACAGGTAGGGTAATCCTTTCTTCTATGAAAACTTTTGAAAAACTAGAATTCCTATCTATGGATGATTTTTCCTTTCAAGTATCAGCCTATCTTCTGAGCATTCGTGAAATGCTTATCAACAAAAATCTGAAGTACGGAAATTCTGCCCTTGAACCTTTGGGAGTCTTTAGTCAGTTGTCCGCAAAAGAAGGACTACTGGTAAGGATAGATGACAAACTAAAGCGCATCAAAAACGGAAGCCTAGAAAAGGATGATGAAGATGTGATCAATGATCTGATAGGCTACCTAGTCCTGCTGAAGATTCAGGATAAAGTAAAGTAGAGTTTACAAAAAGGGTAGAAAATGTAAGATATCCTACACATTAAACAGAAAAAATAAACTTAATGAATGAAATATGAGTCCAGATATTACGATGTGCATGGGGACAAATTGTCCCTACAAAGAAGGATGCTATAGGTTTACCGCTAAGCCGGGAGACTATCAATCCTATTTTATGACCCCACCATTTACTAAGGATGGCTGTGAGATGTATTGGGGTGATACGCAGTCACAGATCTGGAATCAGCTTCAGGATATAGTCAAAAAAAAGGAATAGAAGTGTCGACAAATTGTCTACACTTGGTAAAAATTCATGCAGTTATTCGGAAAAAAACCGAATTAGTCTAGCTGCCCTTCCTGATCAAGGTGTAGCAATTCATCCCGGATCTCTTGGTAGCTTCCTCGAAGTAGGCAAGAAGTCTTGTCATAGAAGTACATGACTTGAATATCATTCACCAATTCCTGAACATAGGCGATATCCTCCACCCTTACCATTCGCCTAACAAATTCATGCTTTACATCCAGGCCTAGTTCTTTCCAGTCCATCGTGCTACCTGCTAGCATTACATCGATTTCAATCCACATACTAGAATAGCTTTTTAGATATCCCCAAGCTGTGAATTTTTGTCACAGGTTGATATCCGTATTGAAATAAATATTTATTGTCCAGATAGGAAACTTTTACGCTAGGATCAAGAAGGGAATTAACCCCGGCACCTAGGTAGATCCCCTTGGGCTTTTTGATAATTGTCTCTGTTTTTGTTTCGGTTATAGTGTTGGTCACCACAGGAATCTTGAAATCATTCGTAGCAGTCATTTTTAGGACTTCTCCAAGGACTTCACCGCTCACATGGGTACTTCCATACTCCGAAGGAATGGAGGCCTTAAACAGGCTAATTTTAGGCTGATAATTTATTAGGACTGTATCCCTAAGAATCTGTGATTTTATACTCATTTTTGGCACATAAACTGTGTCCACTACTCGAGTGTAAATTGTGTCACTTTCTACCTTCGTTTCGAACTTATAGACTGTCTCCTGCTCTGGTCTAGGGTACACCACAAAACCTATGATCACCCCTGCAAGAAAAGATAGGATGGCTATTTGAATTTTTTGGTTGTCTGTAGAAAATTCCATTACTGCTCTATGAATAAATTGTCCTGCTCAAGTATTTTTCGCAATTCCTTTCGGCAATAATCGTAAGCCTTGTAGGTATCGTCACTTAGTTCTTTGTACTTCATCTCTGATCTCAGCAATTGATCAAAGTCCCAGATTGCACTTTTATAGTTGTGTCCGTTAATAGCTGCCTGAAAATCTGTATTATCTTCAGGCAAATCAAATTCAAGGTTTGCTTTCATAGTGGGAATTTATTTGAGTCGATTAATAAGTCATAATTTTCTGCTCCATCCTTAACAACCCTTCTGCCATTCAAGACTAGAATTCTGCCACCTACAGGTTTAACCGGTGCTCCTCTTTCTATGTGCCATCCCTGAGACCCATCTCCATATTCTTCTTTGTATGTACCGGTTATGGCTAGGTGAATCTGCCTTTGCTCAAGTTCATAGACTCGCTTACCTTGATTGTAATGCAAAGAATCCCGGACATCATTACGGCATGAATTTTCATGGATGTGACCCATTACAAATATATCCATGTTCTCATAAATTTCTAGTGCCCTAGTCAAGTTGATTGCCCCACGAGTAACAATGCCACCGCCTGCGCTCCCATGAAAATATTTCATAGTCTTGCTCATAGAAGTGCTATGCCTTATTTCATATTTAAAAACAATCCACCCACCATATCCACCCACATAAACTTGGCTTTTGTTTTTGTAATTTAGTAGATCTACAAATCGCTGAAGGATGTCTGTCTCCTGATATTTGATAATTGAGGTTTCGTGATTACCGTACCCGATCACAGTCAAGATAGATGCATAAGGGCTGAACCAATCTACGGCAGTTTCCACAATTGAGTCAAGGTACTTTGCGTTATTGTGCTCAGGCAAAATGTCGCTTTTATTTCCCCTTTTGTCTCCCTTCCCCTGCATTAAACAGAAAAGGTCTCCATTGATGAAGACCGGGATATTCTGTTCCAGACAATAATCTAAATGACGCTTCAGCATTACCCGGTCGCACTTAGGATTATCCCAGTGTAGATCCGAAAGCAAGGCTACTCTGTTTTCTTCTTTGCTTAAAGAAATGCTGTGAACATTTCTAGCAATTTTTGTTAGTTCCATTAAATGGGTATATAGGTTGTTTTTCCTCCAGACCGAACGGCCTTAAGTTTCTGCTTTCTGTTTCCTGATTTTACGAATGAGACATGAACCCAATCAGGATTGAAGTCTGTTCCAAACTCCCAGATTAGCTGATCGAAGTCTAGCTTATTTTTTATGAAATCAAATACCATTCTGTTGGTCACTTCACCGTTGCCTCCATCCATGTCGATATCTATGGCTTGACCCTTACAATGCTGAGACGATGCGCTACCTTTTATGAAAGCATTTAAAGCCTTTGATCTGTACCCACTCGAGATAAAAATAGGTACCCCGAAGTGTTCCCGAATAGGTTCGAATACTTTATCTGCAAGTAGCTTGAAATTTTCAAGATGCTCTGCCGTTGGGGTGTTATCTATTCCGTGTCTTTTAGCCGTGTCACTTCTGGTGATCTCAGCAAGATTAAGATGGGGACTGATTTTCATTTTTATCTGTAGGTTTTTTAAATATCTTTTCGGCAGCCGTGATCCCCAAAGCAGCAGCAGACAGGGCAGCTACTGAATAGACTAAAGGTTCGTTTTGATTTCTGATAAGAGTATAGGATAAAGCAATTGCACTAATTACACCTACTAGCCTTTTGCTAGAAGCTTCACCACTTTCAGATAGAAATCCTTTTGCCCATTTAAAGAAGTTTTTCATCTGCCTTGTCCCCTGTATTTTTTAGGCTTGTTTAAACTTTTTGAATAGGACTTTTTTGCCTTTCCATTTCTCCTTTTACCGAAGCTAATTTTGATCTGCGCTACTGCCTTAGCCTTTGCCATTGCTTTTCTTTATTTCTGCCCGTAACTTATAACCCAAATAAATAATTGAAAGAATAGAAATAATGGATGTAAAAACTACGTTTACAAATTGAAGCCCAGCCATAGCCGTGACATTAGCAAACATTGCCAAGAAGGTGGAGGGTACTCCTAGTTCATCGCTTTTCAATATATTCATTTCTTTAATTAGTTGGAACTTGACACAGATTCAAAGGAATAGGAGCAGTTATTTCTATATCAATACTCACCCCTGCTGCAAAGTCATCAAAGCGTTCCTGAAAGAATTCTACAGAAGCCTGTGGAGGTGTATTAAACGAATAGGTATTATCTAATTTTAGCTTGGCCAAAACATCCAAGGCTACTAAAAGCTGATCGCTTTGAACCTGAAGCCTGTTGCTTTTATCTTCGGTCAATAGATCCGCAAATAGTAGCACCAAGCGATAGCGCATAGTGGTATTTGCATACTGCGAAGGCCTTACAACTGTCCAAAAAACAGGGTAGACAATTTCACCCCCGTTATCTGTGTAGTCATAAATATCACCTTCCCCGAACGTCCGAATCATCGGATGCGCTTCTTGGATTGCTTTTAGTTTTGCTACTAGATTTGCTAGGGTCATCTTGTTTGGATAAGAATTCTTTTAGTTTCTTTTCGTTCTTTGAATAAGCCATTTTTAGAATGGTTTTTTGTAGCGGTTGCCTTGGTATCTTTCGCTGTACGGCCTGTAATCTTCGTAATCACCACGGCCTAGATTGATAGCTACCTTGTATTGATTGCTTACAGGCTGGATCGTAGTCACATCGCTGCCCGGATTCAAGTACTCAGGGTACAGAGTATTGTTTGCAGTTAGGTAGTTTATAGATCTTTCCGCATACCATTCAGCATATCCCTTGTAGTACTGGCTGATGCTTTGAAGTTCTGCAAAAGTAGGCTCTGTGATGTTCTCTGATTTGCGCTTTACCACTCCCTTATTTACAAATTTGTACTGCATAGCCATAGGCAGTTCCCCCAGAACGTAATTAAACAGGGTATCTGTTAGGTAGTCATCTAGTAAAGTTTTGTAGACTGCATTCCCTCCACTTGTAATGGTACCTGCCACAATCAAAGAAAGGATCTTATCATAAAGCGCAGTCCCACAGATCGGATGGATGTATCTATCCTGAGTCATCTTGATCACCTGAGTTACATTTTTCAGGTCAATATTTGCGGAAGCTACGGTGAAATCCTTGAAGGATTGCTCCGAAATCATTAATACATTTGCGCTCATCGTGATGTCTTTTCTACTACTACATTGCGTCTCCACTCATGACGGCAGAATGGTGTCCTTACCCCTGTATTTGGGTTTGTGTACCATCCACCGCAAAGCTGAAAAACGGAATAGCCTAGTTGGTTTGAGATGTTTTGGATTTCTTCACGGGTAAATAAAAGGCTGTCTCCACCCTTGTAAAGTTTCTCGCAAAGGGGACGGCTTCCGCTAGCTGCTGCTGGTACGTTTGGCCTTTCTTCATAGCTGTATAACACCTTAAATGAAGTCACAGGTTGAAGCCTTTTGATAGCTGCTTCCCCTGTACGGGTCACAGATCTTGTGATTAATCCTTCACGGCTGATTTTTTCTACTAGTACCTGATCATCTATCAAAGTATTGATTCTAGATATCACAGAAGCTTCATCTATACCTACCGCCTTGGCGATTTGTGGCACGGTCACATTCTCATTTTTTTGGATCTGAGTTATGATTTTTTTCTGCACCTCATTCAAAAGGTATTCAGCGAATAGATCCTGCTTTACAAATTCATCCATGCTGTTAAAAACTAACCTGTCATTCTGGATGATTTTAAACTTGCTTTTGCTTACCCCTTTTCCTTCAAAGTAGCTTAGGATTTCATCATCCTTTTCTGTATGGCTGCACGATAGATGCAAAGTTTCTACAGTAGTAGGAGCAGGTGCTTGACCTATGTTTGCAGGAGTTACAATTTCAGAACGTACAGGCAATCCAATCAAGCTGCGAAGTTCATTTACATCCATGCTCTCCACTACCTTGGTAGCAATCAAAGGTGATAGGCTGTTTAATGAATTGATGATGTCCTGCGCTCCTGCTGTTTCTTTCTTTTCGATAGGTGCTAGTCCTAGCTTCTCCCGGATTTCATCCTGAGTCATGTTGGCTGAGATGATCGATTCTGAGAATTCAAAAGAGATAGGCTCTGTAGGTTTTAATTCAAGATCTGCGATGATGTCATTGAACTTGAATAGGTAGTTAACTACTTCCTCAAGTGCCCGCTGCTTTGCGTTTACATAGGTGTTCTGGAATAGCTGATAGGCTTCACGCATTTCAGATCTTCCCCCTAGTTGACCTTCTGTTTTAATTCCAAAAAGCATTGGGCTTGTGATCTTGTGACCGCTAAAAATTTCAGTTTGAACAGTCAAGTTCAAAAGGTCAAAATGCTTGTCAAGTTCCGTACCTGATAGGTCAATAATTGAAGGCTCATTCTCTTTGCTATCATTGAATGCTAGCATGAATTTACCTGCGTTTTTAGATCCGCTGAATTTGTTCTGGAATTGTCGCTCAATTCTATCCTCTTCCTCTTGGCTTACCTTACCACCATTCAAGTTAATCAACTTGCTAGAGAACATCCCGTTGTTTATCGTGTTCAGGTGGTACTCACCTATCGAGATATCAAGTTCAATGTAGCTGATCGCACCCCGGTAATCAGGAAGGGAATATGTATTCACCCCTGCACGATATTCTTTGAAGTAAAGTATTTGAGATCCTGTAGGATTGTTGGGATCAAAAGCCGGGTAAGTCTCGTAGTCTGGTCTAGGGTTTACGTTATCGTTCTTAAGCCAATTGTCGGACACATAAAACTCGCTATTATCTGCGTTCGTTCTTACCTTGTAGTAGTCCACATGATAAAGTTCTGCGATCTCGCCTGTGCCCTTAGTCCATATCACCTGTAGATAGTATCCACCGAAAATAGTTAAGTCCGTCACAAGCTTATTAGTGACCTCATTTAGGCTTTCTTGCTTAGTGTTTACCTTATCAATAAGTCCAAAGGCTTTTGCCTTCTGCATTTCGTCTTCAGCCTTCACCGTCCACCCGTTACCACAGATATAGTCTACCTTGCCCGTTACAATTGCGTTATGCTTTGCGCTGTTATTGTAGATCCTGAGCAGGTAGTTTGGGTAGTCATTCCGCTCCCCATAAAAAATGTAATCTTTCCCTTTTACTTCCTTGTAAATAGGTAAAGGTACATCGTCAAATTTTAGAAATTTTATCATGTTGTGGTATAGGTTTTGTAGTCACCGTTATAGCCGTTGTATCTGATCACCCCAGCGGTGCTCAAGTTAGCTGCCGTCAATTGCATTTTTCCTGTAGCAATAATCTCGGCACCGCTTCCTGATTGGGTTACATTGTACCGCCAAAATCCGATTGTTCTATTCTCGAAGTTTGCTATTGTAATTGCAAATTTAGAAACACGATCTTTGAATGTGCTTGTATCCGTTAAAGTCAAAATTACTTCTTCGTTTGTCACCTCATGATTAAACCTGAAGATGTAGACATTGCTGCTTGTTTCCCTCTTATCTGTAAGGGTTACATAAATCGAAGTGTTAGCCCCCTGTGGTATTGCGATCATAACTAGAAATATAAAAACCTAAACTATGTACACAAAAAAAAACACCCCCAGAATCGAGGGTGCTTTCACATCTAACCTATAAACCAAATGTATTAGGTAATCGGAATAACTGCTGTCACTTTAGGGCAGAGTTCTTTCTCGTTACCTGTGAAGGTCAAAGTGTATCCTGATCTATCACCGAAGGCAGTACCTGAAGCACTTCCTCCACCGGTAAGATCCAAACCATTACCTACACCCAAGAACCAATTCTCTCCATTATTATCTGTAGCAATTACTGCAAGTCTGTTTTTTCCCAAAAGAACAATTTCGTTTCTGGTGTTTACCTGCAATTTGTTAAGGATAATTTCGAGTGTCTGAGCATAGAAAATAGTACCATTCTGCACGTTTGTATTTACAGCCTCTGCGAAGTTGGAAGATTCTTTTACAAGATCGTACTTGTAGAAAACCTTAGTAGCATCCATAGTCAAAGTAGTCACTACTCCTGCTGCTATGGTTACTGTAGCCAAATCTTCATAAGGTGCAAAATATACGGCTTTTAAACCGCCTACGCTATCTTTGCAATCAAGCGTATAACTTTGAGTTAAGGCACAAGGCATATTTATATTTTATTTAATAAGTGAAGGGGAAGACGCCACCATCTTCCCCGATTTTATTTAGGCTGCTGCTTTCTTCCAGAAAACTACTTCGTCAGGGAATGCAACCTGTACACCGAATTTGAACTCTACTACGAATCTCATTTCGTCAGCCTCTTTTGCGTAGAACAATTCGAAGCGATCTTGCTCATTCAAAAGGTCAGTGCCAATGTAAAGGTTAGCCATTGAGCAAGCGAAAAGGTAGTCAGTTCCGTTCAAACCATTTACACCAATCAACTTGATGTTGGTTCCCGGTACTACTAGTTCCATGTTAGCTGCATCTACAGGGTAATGGAAAAGGTTGGAATCTCTCAAGGCAATCACATACTCTCTGAAAGTATCGTTACCTGCAAAGATTACTAGATCTTGCTTATCCAAAAGGGCAGCAGGAATCGCAGCGAAGATTTCGTCTACAGCCTGCTCAACATTTGAAGTAGTCAAGGTAGTCAAGTTGGAAGTGTTTCCTTTTACAGGATCACCTGCACCACCGAAGCCCATGTCATTGATCATGCTAGCAAGTCCATTGAACTTGTTTAGGTTAGCGTTTCCACTTCCCGGATCACCCTGCCAAATTGCAGTTTCCAAAGCAGCACCAATACGCTCTACTTTCTGAGCAGAATATTCTTGCGCATAAGCCATGTAGTCATAGCTAGATCCTTCTCTCAAAGCCTTCTGAGTGTACTTAGCTTCGAATACCTTAGGGCAGATAGATTCTTGAATCTTGATCTTGCCTACGGTCAAAGTTCTTTGAGTGATAGTAGTAGTTCCTGAGGATGAAAATCCACAAGTTCCACCCGCTTGGAATACCGCATCAGTAGTCATGATGTTGATAGTCTCTGCGGATTTGATACCTACTTGTACGTTACCGAATTGCTCGATAAGGGAAGCAGTTTTTGCTGAGAAGATAGCAGCTGAAGTCAACTGCAATTCGTTCTCCTTTACATAGTTAGTTAATGCTGAAAGGTCTAATGCCATTGTCGTTTATTTTTTAAGTGTTGAAAATGCTTTTTGAAGGTTGTTATACCTATCGTTTTTTTCTGTTTTTAATTGCTTAGCAAATTGGTTAGGAGCAGTGATTGCTTTGTCGCTTGGCTCTTTTGCAAATGATTCAAGAACTTCAGCAGATAGTTTCACCGCTTCTTTCACATCTTCTGCTTTTTCTTCCATCGCCTTAACTTTTGCGCTTAGTTCTTCTACCTTTTTCTCAAGGTATCCCATAGCCTCTTCAAATTTGGCCATAGCCTCATCCTTCTTAGGCTCTTCTGCTGGTACTTCCGCTGCTTCGATTTCGATTTCTAGCTTTGGCTCACCGTTTTTAACCTCAGCTATTTTACCTGCTTCAGTTACGATTACGATTTCACCACTTTCTAGTTGATGCTCTCCAACCGGTGCAGGGATCTGTACCCCATCTTCACCAATTACGAAAATATCACCTGCCTCAAGATCGTAGGCTACCATAGTGCCATCTACTAGCTTACCTTCTACCAAAGCGAAGGCTGCTTTCTTTTCTGCTTCTGTGAAAAGCAAGTTTTTAATTTGCACAAGTGCTTCTTTTGCGTTCATAATTGTAAATATTTAGTTAGTTAATTTTGTTCAATTTGTTCCAAAATTTTAAAAATCTGCGCCATGATCTGCTCTTCCTTTTGCAAGATCATCCCTGCCTTTTCATAACGGAATAAACCCTCTACGCTGAAGCCTTTGAAAGTCCCTGCTTTTACTTCACCCCAGAGTTTGTCATTTTCTACTTTAAAGCTACCAAACCATGAGCCATCCGCCACATCTTCGAATCCTGTAGGAGGGTTAACCCCTCTGTCCCTGTCAATGATGTAGCTTTCAAACATATAAACTCCTTCAGCCTTCTTGCCGTGTTCAATGTTGACCTTTGCTTGATATCCTTTTTTGAAGAAACGTTGCACGATCTTCTTGATCTGCTCACCTGTAAACATTACATAGTATTCTCCCTCCTCATCCTTTCTGTAGATAGGCAGATCGGCAATCATTAACGGGCCACTAACTATTCTTTGGTCTTCATCCTGTACGGCAAAGGATAAGTGAGTGCTAAATTCTTCTTGATTCATTTTGCTTTCTGCCCATCTAAGCATTGGCTCACCACCCCATAAAAGATAGCTGATAGTTCCGCAGGCTTCTGTGTCATCTGGATTGTAATACTCAGCAGCCCTGCTCAAATAAGAATAGGTTCTTTTGATTGTTTCCATTGATAGGTTTTCACCTGCCATGATTTGGGTTGCACGAATTTTCCCCACCTGTGTGGCACAGCGATTACCTATTGCCTCATTCAAACGGATTCCCCGTTCTGCATTATCCTTTGCTGATTGTGGGTAGTCATTATATGAATCTTCTTTGAATCTACCTTCCCATAGATTGGAGCAGATAGCTACTGCCTGTTCTGATTCCTTACCTTCATTGATCACATATTCGATACATCTAGGCAGAAAGTCTTCTTTGCTTTCCCCTTGGCTAGGCTCTACAAACTGCTCAGAAAATGCTAGAAAGTTTCTCTGGATTGCCGGGCTTTCCACCAAGGCTACAAAATCTACTTCTTCTTCGCCATCGATATCGTCAGCGATAAACATTTTATATAGTGGTAATTTATCCATATCCTTAAGTATTAAAATCCTGCCCTTCGTTCAATATCGGCTACTCGCTTTTGAGTTCCTGTCACTTCGCTTTCTACCACATAGGCTTTTATTGGCGTTTGGTTCTGCATCACAGTTCCCAAAGCGGTAACAGGACTAGATCCAATCGTAGGTACTTGACCACCTACACCCGGTGCCGTTGCAGAAATATTAGGTGCTGAAACAGCCCCTCCACCACCACCACCGCCCGGTACTTGTACTGCCGTGATAGCCTTTACTGCTTTCAATCCACTTGCTAGAATTGTTGCTACGTTTGCAACTTTCGCCACAACATCAAAAGGGGAAGGAAGGACAGACTTTGCAGATAGTGCCTCAGTCACACCGACATAGGTATTTGTCAAAGCGGAAGCAATTCCCAAAGCCTTTCCCGCTGCTGTTTGTTTACCTGCAAGTTCAGATAGTGACGCAAGTAATTGAGATGCAGCCTGTGCCTGAGATATTTTTAAATCGTATTCTGCCTTATCTATCGCTATTCTTGCGTCTGAATTTTCCTTAATTCCTTGGGTGTATTCAATATCTGAAATTAAATTTTTATCGTAGTACTCTTTTAATAGTGCATCCTTTTGATCTAGCAGACTTCTTTCTAACATCAAATCATCATCTGCCTCTTTCATTTGGGCATCTAGTTCATCCAGTTTTTTGATGGCATCAGCCTCTGCAAAGGTCAATTCAAGCGCATCTAGTTCCTGCTTGTTTTTAATTTCAAGCTGCTTTTGAATAGCTAGTTTTTGCTCTGCTCTTAGCTTAGTATCTTCTGCTAGATCTGCTAGTTCCTGCTCTTGTTGTGCAACTAATTCAGCCCTTGCCTTTTCGTTTTCGTCTTTGATCGCTGCAAGCCTTGACTCTACTAGGATCTCGTTTAGTCGCTTTGCAAATTCGGTATCTTCCGCTGCGGTTTTTTCTTGTAGTTCCTTTTGTTCCTCAGCAAGTTTCTTTTCTGCTGCTAATTTTTCTTCATTGATTTTTTCCTGGTCAGCCTTTGCCTTTTCCGCTCTGGTCTTTGCTTCCGCTGCCTGCTTTTCCGCTGCTGCCTTTGCTTCGTCCGCTTCTTTTTTATTGTAAGCAGCAGTTTCAAAGGTTAGATTATTCAGCAGTTCTTTTCTTCTTTTCTGCCGTTCCTCTGTGGTCTTTCCATCTAGCCTGTCTGAGGCTATCAAGTCCTGAATCTCTTGCTGAGTTTGCTTTCTCTTGAGTTCAAAAATCTCTTTTTCCTTACCACCTTGTGCCGATAGTAATTTGATTTGCGTTTCTATGCTTTCATTTCTTGATGCAGTTCCTTTTGTAAGTGCATCTAGTTCCCTGTTTGCCTTACTAGTAATACCAAAAAAATCCGTAACCTTTTGGACTAGTCCTCCTATCGTATCCGAAAATCCTTTTAGCCCCGGCATTAAATTTAGAACAGCATCTTTAATAGCACCAAAGTTTTGCACCAAAGAAATTAAGCCAAGTACCAAAGCAGGGATACCTAGAGAAATCAAAGCCCCTCTAAGCACCTTCATAGATATTGCAGCTGCCTTACTTGCTAGGGAAGATGCGTTTGTAGCTGCTGCCTGTGCTGTATTCGCTACTGCATTTGCCCCTACTGCTGCCGTATCTGCTGTAGTAGCTGCCGTCTTTTGAGCAGTAGTTCCTATCAATCCCTTG